ACATCTGATGGTAATGGTGAAAGTGCAGTCACAAAAGTAGATGTTAGCGCTTTACAGCCTAACAGCTCTGGCAAAGCATGTAATGGTGTTCGTCTTGCAAAGATTGTTTATTCAACCTTTGGCATGAGCGTAAAACTTTTGTGGGACGCAACAACTGACACTATTTGTTGGGATCTTAATGCAGATTACACAACTGACGAAGACTTTACAGAGTTTGGCGGAATAGTAAATACAGCAGCCGCAAGTGGAAAAACAGGTGATATAAAGCTAACTACGACTGGTCACTCAAGTGGCGATTCGTATGTAATAGTGTTAACTCTTATTAAAAGCTACGCTGCTTAAATTTTTGTAGCAGTACGTTAAGTTCTGCTACAATTTTATTATGGCAGTAAGAATAAAAACAACTCCAAGAAGGGGTAAAGCAAAAGTAAAAGTAACCGCCTCTGGTAAAAAGGTTAGTTACGGACAAGCAGGCAAAGCCAAAGGTGGTGGAGCAAGAGTAAAGCCCGGTACATCTAAGGGTGATTCATATTGCGCTAGAAGTCTTGGTATAAAGAAAAGACTATCTAAGAAAAAACAAAACGACCCTAACACTCCCAACAATCTATCAAGAAAAAGATGGAAATGTGCTGGAGCAAAATCTAAGAGAAAGTAATGGCTAAAGCAAAAAGTGGTGGAAAAATATGTGAAAAAGGAAAGGCATGGGCCAAAAGAACCTTTGATACTTATCCGAGCGCTTATGCAAACATGGCCGCATCTAAATTTTGCAAAGATCCAGACTACGCTAAAGGATCTAAAAAGAAAATGAAAAATGGTGGGCTTGTCAGCATTAAAGGACAAGGCATTGTTATGAAAGAAAGGCTTAGATAATGGGTCAGTTAGCAGAATGGCGTGAACAAAAATGGGTTCGCATAGGAACAGATGGATCTATTAAAGGAGCTTGTGGCACAAGCAAAGATAAAAAAAATCCAGATCGCTGTTTACCAGAGGCAAAAGCTAGAAACCTATCAAAAGCAGAAAGAGCAAAAACAGCCAGAAAGAAAAAAGCTGCTGGAAAGAAAGGTCAGACGGTTGTAGCAAATACAAAAAAAGCTAAGGTCAAATTAAAATGTGGCGGAGAGGTAAGAAGAATTGCTAAAGGTTGTGGTAAAGTAATGAGCAACAGAAGAAAAAAAACTAAGTATTCATAATGGGAATGAACGTAAAACATTATTTAAAAGATGGCACTGTCTGGAAAGGATCGTATCATAAGATGCCTAATGGAAAATTACATACAAATAAAACTCATACAAAAACTAGTAAACCTGTTTTTCATTATGGAGATTTAAATAAATCTTCAAAGAAAAAAGCCATGTTGCAAAGAGGCAAATAAATGACAACATCAAGTAGCACAGATTTTGAACCAAACGTAGCTGAGTTTGTAGAGGAAGCATTTGAAAGATGTGGCCTGGAACTTAGAACTGGCTATGATTTAAAAACAGCTAAACGATCTATTAACTTGATGCTTGCTGAGTGGGCTAACCGTGGCCTTAACCAATGGACCATAGAGCAAACAACTGAGACAGTTGTTGAAGGTCAAAACGATTACACATTAAATTCTAATGTTATTGATATATTAGATTGCTCTATTAGAAGAGACACAGATGGAACCAACGTAGATCTTCAGATGTCTAGGGTTAGTAGAAGTGAATACTTAAACATTCCTACAAAATCAACCAAGTCTAGACCTTCTCAATTCTTTTTAGATAAGCTTATTGCTCCTGTTTTGAAGATATGGCCAGCTCCAGAAAACTCTACTGACGTATTAGTCTTTAACAAGCTAGTAAGAATGGATGACGCTGATGCCGGGACTAACACTATGGACATGCCTTTTAGGTTTTACCCTTGCTTTGCAGCTGGGCTTGCATATTACATCGCAATTAAGAAAGCTCCTGATAGAGTTGGCATGTTAAAACAAATGTACGAGGAAGAATTTGAAAGAGCTTTGTCTCAAGACGAAGATAGATCTTCGTTTAGAGTAGCTCCTTATCTAAGAAACGGATACTAACATGGCATACGCTTCAGGAAAGTATGCAATATCACAATGTGATAGATGTGCTTTTGAGTATCCCCTTAATCAATTAAAAAAAGAATGGAATGGTCTCAAGACCTGTACTGAGTGTTGGGAACCAAAACATCCTCAGCTAGAGCCGCTTCCACATGTAATGGATCCAGAGGCTTTATATGAGCCTAGGCCTAATACAGATAAAGAAGTTGGAGAAGGATATGTGGTTGTGGTTTACACAAACATTTATGAATCTCATTATATTAATTCAGACATCGTAGGAACAAATTTTTTGGTTCCTGAATCAACAGGAGATATTGGAACCATAACAGTTAGCACAGATGGTTCAGTTGCCCCAAGTCCAAGCCCTACTCCAAGCCCAACCCCTAGCCCAACAACTTATACGGTTACTGTGGCTAGTTATTTAGGTTCTAATTATTTTTATATAGATGGAGCTAGGACTCCTACTTTATCTTTAACAGAGGGACAAACTTATAAGTTCGATCAATCAGATAGCACCAATAGCAGTCATCCACTAAGAATTTCAACAACATCAAATGGAACTCATTCTGGTGGGTCTGAATATACAACAGGGGTAACGACAAGCGGAACTCCGGGAAGCTCAGGAGCATATACGCAGATAGAAGTTGCATCAGGGGCACCTACGCTTTATTATTACTGTACTAATCACTCAGGTATGGGTGGTCAATTAAACACTTAATATGAGCAGTCCCTTAACATTATCAGAATTAAAAACATTAATTCAAAACTATGTACAAAATAGTGAAACTACTTTTGTCAGCACCCTTGATGACATAATTCAAAATACTGAAGAAAGGATTTTTGAATTGGTGCAGTTTGATTATTTTAGAAGAAATGTTCAAGGATCTATGACAGCTGGCTCTAGGTTTTTAACAGCTCCAAATGATTTTGAGCTATCTTTTTCTTTATCTGTCATAGATGCAAATGGTGACTATCATTATCTTGACAAAAAACATCCTAGTTTTATGCAAGAGTATGCTCCAGATCCTACAGATTCAGGAGCTAGAGGTTTGCCATTATACTATGGAGACTTTGATAAAAATTTAAATACAGGAACAGAAGAATCAACTTTAATCATTGCTCCAGTTCCAGATCAAAACTATACAACTGAATTACATTATTTATATAAACCTAACTCGTTAGTTACAGATACAACAGGGACTTGGATGTCAGAGCATGCGAGAAATGGGCTATTATATGGGTGTTTGGTTGAAGCTTACATTTTTATGAAAGGCGATCCAGACATGATGAAACTATACGAAGATAGATTTCAGCAAGAGATGGCAAGATTAAAAAATAAAGCTGAAGCACGAGGAAGGAGAGACGAATACAGATACGATTCGCTTAGAACAACGGTTACATAAAGGAGAGAGAAAATGAAACCAATCAAGAAACTTGAAGGTAAGACTGTGGCTATTGTCGGAATGGGCAGTAGTTGGTTTGATTATAATTTAGCAAAATCACATGGCGCACACTTTGATGAGGTTTGGGCTATAAATGCAGTAGCATCAGTTATATTTCACGATAGAGTATTTATGATGGACCCACCATCTAGATTTTTAGATACCGATGATGCAGGCGGCCAAACCAATAGTATGTCAAAGCTTCTTACTGAACATGAAGGCCCAGTTTATACATGTGAATTAGATGATCGTTGTCCTGGTTTGGTTGAATATCCCATTGATGAGGTTTTAGGTGCATGTGGCTGTCATTATTTGAATAATACAGTTTCGTATGCAGTCGCTTTTGCTGTTTGGAATAAAGTTGAAAAAATAAAATTATTTGGAGTTGATTTTAGTTATAAAGGCAATTTACATTTTGCTGAATCAGGAAGAGCATCTGTAGAGTTTTGGTTAAGCAAAGCTATGAATCAAGGCATTCAAGTTGAAGTTGCACATACAAGTTATTTGCTTGATACAGCAGTTCCTACACATGAAAAACTTTATGGCTACCACAGGCTTGATGATCCATTGGTTGTTATAACCGATGAAAATGGAATACTAATTGCTAAAAAAAGAAGTCAAGTTCAACAATTTAAACAAGAACAAGAACCTATATTGATTGATAAACATGACAGTCATCTTAAAAAAAATAAAGTAGGAGAGCCTAACAAATGGTAATGAGTTATAAAGCTGGACCCGAGCTAGGGATAATAGAAGTCCATACAACAAACGAGGGTGGACACTCTACTGAATTTTGGGCAAAGCGTTGTATAGAAAAAATGATTCACGTTAATGATGATGCACCCGAAGAAATAAAAAAACAGGTGCAAGCTTACAAAGACAATATAGAAAAACTTATTGAACAATATATGCAAAATGCTATAAAATCTGATAGGATTACAATTAATAATCAATTAGATAAAGCAGACTTTAAAGAGGCTGCCGATTTAATTAGGAAACTATAATATTATGGCAATATCATCAACACTTACAACTAGCTTTAAGAAAGAGCTTCTTCTTGGCAATCATAATTTTGCTACCAATGGAGACGCTTATAAATTAGCTTTGTATACTTCATCAGCGACTTTAGGAGCTACTACAACTTCTTTTACCACTACAGGTCAAGCATCTGGTACTAACTATTCTTCAGGTGGAGGAACCTTAACCAAGGTTGCACCTACAAGTTCTGGTACTACAGCTTTTACTGACTTTGGTGATTTAACTTTTAGTACCGCTACTATTACTGCTAGAGGATGTATGATCTACAACAGTTCTGACAGCAATAAATCAGTAGCAACAATCGACTTTGGTGGAGATAAAACATCTACCGCTGGAGACTTTACTATTGTATTCCCAGCAGCAGCAGCTTCTACAGCGATTATAAGAATCGCCTAGCCTTAAATGGCTAATATAAACGGTTGGGGTCGAGGGACGTGGGGTCAGCTCACGTGGGGCGAACCAATACCCGTTGTCCTTTCTGGTCTAGCAGCAACATCTGCTCTAGGATCTATAACAACAGACGCTGAAGCAAAAGTAACTTTAACAGGCCTTGCAGCAACATCAGTTTTTGGTGGGGTTGCAGTTGAAGCTGGCGGCAAGATTGGAGTTAATGGATTTGCTGGCATATCAGCGGTTGGAACTCCAACAACTGTATCTAACAATAATATTAGCGTAAGTGGACTAGCGGCCACATCTGCTCTAGGAGCGCCTGGAGTTAACGGTCAGGCCGTAGCTTCAGTTGCAGGATTGACATCAAGTTTAGGCTCAGTATCAGTAGACGTAGATGGTGAAGCAAACGTTGCAGTTACAGGCGTAGCAGGAACAAGTGCGATAGGGACAGCTACCACTAAAACCGATAATAGGTTTGATGTTATTGGGCGTGTTATTCAAGCAAATGCTAGTGATCCGTTTGTAAATCCAACTCTTATTTGCAAAGCAAATGTTTCTGTTACAGGCGTATCAGCTACAGTAGAATTAGGACATGTCTTTAAATGGGAAGATATTGACGAATCTCAAACGCCTAATTGGACAGATGTAGCTGCATAATTTAATATACAATAACCAATTTAAAATGGCATAATAAATGCTCAGAGGTACGAAATGGCAACTTATGTAAATAATTTAAGACTCAAAGAAATCGCTACAGGTGATGAGTCAGGTACTTGGGGAACCAGTACCAATACAAACTTAGAACTTATAGCTGATGCTCTTGGTACAGGTACCGAAGCTATTACCACCAACGCTGATACTCATACTACTACAGTAGCAGATGGATCAGCAGACGCAGGTCGAGCTTTTTACTTAAAATATACGGGTACGTTAGACTCAGCTTGTACAATTACAATCGCTCCAAACACCATAAACAGAGTTCAATTAATTGAGAACGCTACCAGTGGATCTCAAAATATTATTATTTCTCAAGGTTCTGGAGCTAATGTAACAATTGCTCCGGGTAAAGTTTCGGCTGTTCAATTAGATGGAGCAGGTGGCGGAGCAGCAGTTTTAGATGTATTTACTGATTTACAAATTTCTGACAGTTTAACTTTAAACGGCCCAGTCCTTACAATTGGTGATGCAACAGCTGAAGATACTAAAATAGTATTTGACGGTAATGCTCAAGACTATTATATAGGCCTTGACGATAGTGCCGATGATTTAGTTATTGGTTTAGGTTCGGCAGTAGGTACAACCCCTGCTATTATAATAGACGAAAGTCAGTTTGTAAGTATGCCTAGTAAAGTTACAGCTGCAACTTCGGCTAACATTAGCCAAGTAGCTATAACCTCAAGTTCTAACGCAATAG